CTGTGGAGGTGTAGCGCCGTCAAGTATACTGGATGTTGACTACTATGTCCAACCTGCGGCGTGGACCCGCTTCACTTCACGCTTGGCGGCAGTCACCGCCCCAACTGGGCTATCCACATGCAACATTAGGTACTGGAGTGCCTCGGCGACGTGCGAGTGCTTGTTCTTGTCGATCACGTTGTCCTGCTTCTGCTTGTAGCGATAACCCCCCATCATCGCGGCCTTGAGCCGCGTACACCGGGGGTCCACGACGAACGCCGGGTCGCCATCGACCTGCCTCATCAGATACTCGTCAACCGCGTTCACACGGGCAGAGATATTATTAGTCTTGGCAGGGATGACCCTGAGATTCTCAGCCTTGATGATGTCCACGGCACTGCGCTCGTCCGTCTGCGCCCTCTGCACCCCCGCTGGGTCGACCACGACGAGTATGGGAGACCCCGCGAACCGCTCATATAGTAGTGGCTTCAACTCCGTCCGGATGAACCGCTGTATGCCCATGTCAAACGAGACCCTCTCGTCCAGTATCAGCACCCGCCCACGGGCGTCCTGCTGACCAATAATTGCCGCAGGTGTCAACCCGAGGTCCATCCCCACGATGATGGGCCGAGCGCCGTTGGCGATGGGTCGTAGCGGGCCGGAGGCCATGTGGTAGTCCGGCCGGAAGTACTTGTACACCGGCGTCCCCGCCAGCGACAGGCCGTACTCACCATCTATATAGACGCGGATGTACTCGTCACTGCGCCCTTGGATGTCGTAGTACCCCTCGGGCAGGTTCTCTATGTTCTCGGCGTAGGCACTGCGCCCCGAGGGCTGTTTGTACACCGCCCACCCGTTGTTGTTAGGCGAGACGCCATCCTTGGGATCAAGCCCCTCCATTTGGAAGTACCACCAAGTGTCCATCGTGGGCGGGTTAGTGTCACCCCACATGCCAAACCACGTCGGCCCGCCATCCTTCGACGACGGATAACGACCAATACGTTTTGACATGGCATCCACGATGTCCGGGTGGATGTCCCTGCACTCGTTGAACCACGCACCGGTCAACTCCAGCGAGTTGAGGTTAGCCACATCGTCCGCGTCGTCCAGTGCGCGGAACATAATCTCAGCCTCGACATCCCCGACCTTGAAGAAATAAGTCTTCGTCGTCCGCATGTACTCGCCACACTGCCCCGGCGGGAACCAATCCAGAAATGTCTTTATGGTGGTGTCCTGTAACTGGCGCACGGTCTCTCTGACCACCGCCCACCGCGACTTACGCACCCCTCGCGGGTTAGGGTTCTGCATACTCGCCCGACGAATCAACTCAAAACAACAAGTCACGCTCTTACCACTGTTGTGGTGGATAGTCCCGTCGGCAGTCACATAGTTGTTGGTATCGAGGACCTGCAAATCCCAATACGACCGCTTGCGCGCCTCCCGCTCAATTGATACTATGGGCCTGTCGGATACGGAGGTTAAGTAGAATGACTCATCATAAATCTCAGAACACTCAGCGGATCGTGGCGCTTGCGGATGGCACTCTGTCCTCCACGCAGATCGCGCAGTCCGTTGGGCTGTCCCCTCGCTATGTGCGGAAAGTAATGCTCCGGCTGGACTTGCCCCGGCTAACAGAGGGTGCGCAACCGGGGAAACAAAACCACCAATACCAGTCAGGACGCCGGATAGACCAAGACGGGTATGTGCTTGTAACCGCTCCCAAAGACCACCCGTACGCAAGACTTCGGACGCACCGGGATACCAAGTTGATGTTTGAGCATCGACTTGTTCTTGAACAAACTCTAGGTCGATACCTTCTTCCTGAAGAAGTTGTAGACCATATCGACGGGCTGACGCTGCATAACGCGCCAGAGAACCTCCGGCTGTTCGCCTCGAACGCCGATCATCTTTCTGCGACAAAAGCAGGCTGTGGGCCAAGGTTGTCAGCGGCTGGGAGCCGGAATACTGGGATACGGACTGACCTTGGGAAAGAGATCGAACGTGTCGATATGCACGCGACCCGTCGTAAACGAGGTGATGTTCGTTTGCGGCAAATTCTCCTTGCGGCGTTGTCACTCGGTATAGATAGTCCGTACCTTTCGGGAAGCTCCCCCCACACCAAGAAAGCTGGAATCGACATGACGTCTCGTTCCACGATAGAACGCGCATTGGCCGATCTATACGCGCGATGGGAAGCAGGCCATACTCAGTAACCACGAGGGTTTCGGGCGCTAAGCACCCTACAGGCCCCATGAGAACCCGCATTTTGCGGTTGTCCTGCATGAATTTCGCCCCTGTCGGGGGCGGCGTGTAGTCAATTGACAGCGACATGGGCAGGCACCAGCGGTTCCAGCAACATAACCACGAACTTACGCCCCGAGCGCTTGGTTTTGACGATCTTCGTCCTGAAAGAGACGTTGTTTCGCTTCAGAGCGAGGGTGAAATTGTGGTATTCCGCTGAATTATGTAGCTCAGCCGTGGGTAAACCCTCAAAAACTGTCGAGAATTTACTCATCAACGCCATCGGAATAGCCATCTGACACCTCTTCGGGGGTATTTTCGTGTTCTATCACCGTCGCTTCGTGGGATTGACCACCAAGATTGATCGTAATTCGTACACCACCGGCCAATCCAGAGGCATCTACGTCGTTTTTTGGCTCCAACCCACCCCATTTGACCGTCGATTTGATGAGGTCAGCCTTCACAGCGGGGCTTACAGACGGGTCGTGGATCAATAACCACGATGTTGTCAGGAGTTCTTCGGCTTGGGCGCGGGCTTTGAGACGGAAGGTGACACCTTTATCCCTGACTTCTCCACGGTAATGCTCCACTTTCTTCAGAAAGGAAGCGTCCTGCTTGAAAACCAGCAAGTCCGTGACGGAAATGTTGTTCCTCGCTATGACTTCGTTGACCGTTTCTCCACTGCCCTCAAGAAGTAGGGCAACGTCGAATGCCAAGCGATCTGACCAGCGAGGGCGGGGTGCCATGTAAGTCATAGGGGGAGTGTAGACAATGGGGCGGGTGTTGTCTAGTGGGACTATGGTGCCAGTTTAGTGTGTAGGGGCGGGGATTTTTTGGGGGGCGCGACAAATTGGGTCTCGGTTGGGGGTGGGTGTAACTTTACACGTTGGTTTTTTGGGTGGTGTCGTGTGTGACTTACCATCATACGGGGGGAGGGGGCACAGCCAGTCCGACTGCCCCCCTGCAAGCCTAGTGGGGGGATGCTGGCGCAAGCGTTTCAGCCTATAAAACAAGCGAAAAAGATGAAAACAGCGTCGAATTAAACTTGACACGGATGTCAGGTTATGGGAATCTAAGGGTGTCGGCGATCACACCTGAATCGCCACGCAAACGAAGGACTACCTTCGGCGCGGATGGGACGACCATACGCAAAGGCTCTTTAACAGTTCGGACAACAGGCGCGTCTGCATCCAGTGTAAGCGTGTGGACGTGACCTGAAACCTGCAATCCACAATGTAGAAGGACAGTGTTATGTCACGCGTATTCAACGGTAGCGTTTCGATCACCACTAAAGTCACCAAGGCAGGAGTCAAGGTTCTCACCTTGAAGCCTGACCAGAATGGCAAGTGGAACAGCGACAACGTCGGAGAGTGCCTCAAGAAAGTGATGGAGTTGCACAAGTCGGAGGGGTTGCCCCTCGATGAGTGGATGTTGTTTAGCCCGAAGCTCGCCAAGGGCGAAAAGGCATCGCCGGTACTCCTCGCTCGCAAGCGCTTCGGCACCCCGTATATCGCGCTGCTCGCAGCGCAGAAAACGGCGGTAGCCGCTAAGGTCGAGACCAAGCCACAAGTGTGGTGACACAAACCGGCCCCAAGGATGGGGCCACCTTTTAGGAGAATGAAATGAAGATGGCAAGCTGGAAAAATGAAAAGGTCTCACGCTGGCACGACTTCTGCTTCTGGGCAGTCGTCATACTGATCTGCGTCAAGTGGGACTGATCGAATGGGGTGGCGCAAGCCGCCCCAACCTTAATGAAGGAGATTGATATGAGTCTGTTAACAGATCAAGGGCAGTCCCTTGTGGACGCCCACGGCGGCTACGTCGCCGCTATCACGGCCCTGCGTCAGCAGGGCTACACCGTGGCTGATGGTCTCGCCGTAGATGGTGGTGTGCGCCTAGCGAAACGTGGCGGTGGTTACCAAACCGCTGTCCACTGCACCAACGACGTAATCGCGCTGGTGCGGGGTTGCCCCGCCAGCCACGCAGTCGTGGCATATAAGTGACCAAAGCCCCGCCGAAAGGCGGGGTTTTTTTGTGCCTGAAACTTGACAACTTTACACGTCAGGGCTGGCCGATCTAGGCCTGTAACTTGACAACTTGACACGGGGTTAGCTATCTAGCAGGTGAACCCTTCACCCATACGTCGGGGGGATGTAGGGCGCTACTTTACACAGGTACAGTACAGTAGGTACCGAACACCGAGTATGTAGTATATACTTGACATGTCAAGTTGTCAAGTTAGCGTGTATAGTTATGATAACTTGACACGTCATGTCAAGTTAGACGTGTAAAGTTATGGTGTAAAGTTAGCATAACTTGACACGTAGTGTCAAGTTAGACGTGTAAAGTTAATAACTTGACGTGTAAAGTTACCTACAACTATCTACGATTTTGGCCAACTATCTACAAATCTAGGCGAAAAACAGCCCCAAAAGCCATGGGTGCTAACTTTACAACTTGACATGACCAAAGCCTTGATCCACAAGGATTTTCTTTCTTACTATACATATTTACTATCTAAACTATCTAAAGTATCTATGATTTTTTCCTACCCTTTCGCGTAGGAAATTTTTTTTTAAGCCGCTACAACTCTAGGACGATCGTATCATTTTCCAACAGATAGATACCTAAACCACCTACCTCTTCCGTAACCCCTTGATTTTACTACACTTAGCCTTCCCAAAATGTAAAGTTATCCCCAAACTATACACGCCAAAATCTAGATAGCACAGATAGTTCCGCGCCCTCCCTTCTCGCTAAGTCCTTGTTTTCTGGATATATTCTGTTCCAGCCGTGTAAAGTTACTCCCCTTTACCTAGTCCCTATTCCCCCCTAACCCCCCAAAACTTGACACGGCGGCCGGCCCCGTGCCATGCTGATGGGGTCGAGGCAGTTCGCCCCGACATTCATGAAAATTTTGAGGTAACGACCTTATGAACAAACATATTAAACAATACAAAGCCCGTAGCGGTGTAATGATGTTCAAACCTAGTGTCCAACTGATCCAACAGATGGATGACGACATGCAAGGCTTCTGCCTTGCATGTGGAAACGTTAACGACTCTGTAGAACCCGATGCCCAACGGTATGAGTGTGAGTGCTGTGGTGAAGAGAAAGTATACGGCGCTTCCGAACTCGCCCTGATGGGTCTCTGCTTCGACGCTGAGGTAACGACCAATGCGTAAGCATAACTTTACGATTGAAGTAACTGACACCTATGGTGGTGAGGCCAACTACGCTTGGGTCAAGAGACTCAAGGTGGTGGCCACCACAGCAAGAGGCGCTGTCCGGATGGTATCCAAAGATACCGGCTTCAAGTTCCGTCTGTCTTGGTTCGACGGCGAGACTTGGCGCTACGATGCCAAGAACGCTTGTATCTGCCTTTTCATCAACCACGAAACCTTCTGAGGTAACGACCCATGGATAAACAACAGCACCTAGACTACCTCTGTGAGGCCGCAGAATGGTCTCTCAGAAGCGGAGTAGATGTAACCGTATCACCCCACGGTAGTGTCGAGATCGTCGTCCACAGGACGACTGTGGCCCTGTTGGAAGGACATCAGGCCGATGCCTTCCTCGACGAAGCCAAGTTCCTGTGGGAGGAACTGGAAGAAATCGCCCTTGACTGGGTGTATCTAGCCCTTGCAAAACCCTATGTGGAGAACTCCATATGAGCAGACTCTGGAAAGTCGAGACCCGTATGCCCCGTATCAACAACAACGAAGCACGGCGGTACGTACAACACCGTTGCTCATTCAAGGCGAGCAATCTGTTCGCCGAACGCAAGGACATCGGCGGACTGTATGTAGTCTACAGCTATGGTCACCACTGGCCACTGTGGGTCTACGACCCCAAGGCTGAGGTGTGGTTGGAGAACACCAGCAAGTACGGACAGACGACAACTGTCCACAAGTCCAGAACCAACCCGTATGTCGAGAATGCCATCGGCATGACCACTGACGATCTGAAGTTTTTGATCGTCTTGGGTGGTCTGGCAGAGTACACCGCCGTAAGAATGGGGGCCGCATGATGTACTTGATACAGTTACCTAATGACGCCGTCTCCGTTGGATACCGGCAAACTAAGCCGTTCCACCATGAACAAGTATTTACGTCCAGCCAGCACGGCTTCACTGGCACAGAAGCCGAGTTTGTACAGGCTGGCATCGCATATCGGTATATCCAACTGGATAACCATTCCCGTGTAACTAACAGCAACCAGAGGTAACGACCATGTCCACTCAAGCAGAGCGTAAATCGGTGCAATACGCCCGATACAACCGACTGAATACGATACTCTTGGCCGTTGGCCGAGACGTTGAGCGATACCTCGACGACCCAGTGGCGTACCTGTCGGGGGAGTATTTCCCCGAGGTATTGGAACTAATCCGCGAAGCACAGGAGCTTGGCAAGCTCCTGCGTGAAGACCTGAAAGTAACCAACCAGCCAGCCAAGAGGTAACGACCAATGAAATTCCTAGAAGAGACCGAGTACGCCAAGATACCTTGGGGTGACTACATGATCCCCGTGGATATGCTCCCCGAATTTATCCGCCGTGCCCGTAGGGTACAGACGGACTATGAGAATAACGTCAGTGACGCACAGACCATCGGGGATGTCCGTATTATCCCCATGGAGAACGCGATAGCGTTCAACGTGGCCAATGCACTGACCCAACCCAAACCTAGCAAGAAGTGACCAACTTCAAGCCCACTCAGTGAGTGGGCTTGTGGATTGTCACTGACAATCACAAACTTATTTCCAAACCAATGAGGTAACGACCATGAGAGCTTCAACACTCGCCAAAACTATCCAAGCCATGTACCCCACTCGCAGAACTATCTGCATCGAAGGCGCTCCGGGGGGTGGCAAGACCAGTATCATTCGCCAAGCGGCAGAGACCCTCGGTGTTCCATACATCGAGGTGGCTGTTGCCACCAAGTTGATCGAGGATTTTGGGGCACCAGTACCCCAAGATGGCCGTCTGGCCTACACAGTACCTGACTGGTTCCCCGTCAAGGGCGAACACCCTGACGAGGGTATACTCTGTTTCGACGACAGCAACCAAGCGGATACGGACATACAGAAAGTACTGGCGAACATCTGCCAGTCCCGTACTCTCCACGGCCACCAGATGGCTAACGTGATGGTGGTTCGTACCGGTAACCGCAAGGCTGACCGGACGGGGTCTAACAGGGTTCTGCCCCACCTCCGCAATCGTGAAAACTTCTTTACGCTTGAGACTCACCATGAGGACTGTATCTCATGGGCAGTACAGAACGACGTTCATGAAGCGGTGATTGCCTTCTGGAACTTCCAGCCCAACACCATACACCAGTATGACGCTGATGCTGAGGCGTTCCCAAGCCCACGGTCATGGGTCGAGGGTGTCAGTAACCTTATCGGTTATGTACCCCCAGAAGCCGAGCTTGAGGTATTCACTGGTGCCATCGGTGCCGGTGCGGCGGCTACCTTCGTCGGGTTCATGAAGATTTACCGTGGTCTACCCAACCCTGACGCAATCATCATGCATCCCAAAACGGCAGAGGTGCCGACAGACATGGCGACACAGTACGCTCTGTCCGGTGCCTTGAGTCACCGCGCGACGACACAGAACTTCGGACGTATCATGGAGTACCTTGACCGTCTGTCTCCGGAGATCAACGTGGCTACCGTCAGCACTGCGATCAAGCGTGACAAGGCCCTACAGAATACCCAAGCCTTCGTCCAGTGGGCACTCAAGTTCAACAACTACATCTACTGATCAACCAACAAACGAGGTAACGACCATGAGCATTCAACTTAACGACCGTGCCCTGCTGGTGCAACTCAGCATCAGTCAATGGACAGCCCAAAAGCGTGACAAGCGGGCAAGCCGTGAGGTTACGGACAATAACCGTGTCGTCGAGGGTATGGCACGGGTAAACAAGTCTCTGGTTCTGTCCACAGAACTGGAGGCGATCCACTCGATGTCCGGTGCCATCCGGAACAAGTACTACCAGAACACCCTGCCGTGGGGTCTGGATGGCACACAGATTCTCGCCAGCCAGAACTATCTGGCCTACATGACGGAGTTCCGTACTGACAAATCCCACTGGGATAAGTTGGTGGAAGACTTCGTGAAGGTCTACCCTTCACTGGCAAACAGGGCACGGACTCAGCTTGGCGCACTCTACAACGCCAATGATTACCCTGACGTGGATGCCGTCAAGGCCAAGTTCTCAATCGACCTCGCAGTCTTTCCCGTACCCAAGGGAGACTTCAGGGTGTCCATCGCTGATGAAGAACTGACTCGCATCCAGCAGGATGTCGAGGCCCGAGTGCAGAAAGCACAGGGTAATGCCATGAGGGAGGCATGGCAGAGACTGTACGACCGAGTCCAAAAGATTCAGGAGAAACTCGCCGATCCCAAGGCGATCTTCCGAGACTCACTGATCGAGAACGCACAGGAGATTTGCACACTTCTGCCACGTCTCAACCTGACCGACGATCCTGAACTGGAGGCTATGCGACAGGAGGTGGAGAAGTCCCTGCTGGTGCATCCTGATGCACTCCGAACCAACGTAACAACACGAGAATCAACCGCCGAAAAGGCGAAAGCAATCATGGACAAAATGTCCGTATTCATGGGAGCAAGGTAATGACCAGTGTAATGCCAACCAAAACCAAGAAACGCAAACAGAAGGCCGTCGACATGACCCAACTCAAGTTCCGACTGGACAAGGCCAAGATCAAGTTGATCCTTGATCACCCGTTCTTCGGTGTGATCGCCATGAAACTCCCCGTTGTGTGGACAGAGAAAGTCCCCACGGCGGCAGTCGATGGGCGGCAGATGTTCTTCAACCCCCACTTCGTTGACGGTCTTACCGACGACGAGCTTGTGTTCTTGGTAGCACATGAGTGTATGCACCTCATGATGGAACACTGTCTCCGTCGAGGTGCCCGTGATCCACGGCGATGGAATATCGCGGCAGACTATGTGGGTAATCACCACCTGATCGCCGACCGCATCGGCCAGATGCCAGAGGGCGGGCTTCACAGCCCCGACCTCACTGACAACGGTAAACGTACTACCGAGCAGGTCTACGACCTGTTGCCAGATGACGGTGGTCAGGGTGAAGGTGGCGACCAAGGCGGTGGTCAGGGTGGTGATCCCCTCGACGAGATCATTGACAGCACTGATCCCACACTGGCTGACGAGACCAAGGTACTGGTAGCCCAAGCGGCACAGGCCGCACAGGCCGCTGGTAACTTGTCGGCGGGTCTCAAGCGTCTGGTCGACTCACTGATCAACCCCAAGGTCAGATGGTTTGAGGTACTCCGTGACTTCATGGTGCGGAGTCGGACGACCAAGCGTACCTACGCCAGACCTAATCGTCGGGCGATGTTCAACAACAGCCCCGTATTGATCCCGTCGATCACGGGGTCTGTGATGGGCGAGGTGGTGGTGTTTGTCGACTGCTCCGGTAGTATCGACGATGCCCTGCTCAAAGTCTTCGGTGCTGAACTGCGTGGTATTCAGGCAGACACCAGCCCCGAGAAACTCCACGTTATCTACTTCGACTCGCAGGTACTTCACCACGACGAGTTTGAGGATGACGAGGTGACGGTCAATCCCCACGGCGGTGGTGGCACAGCGTTCTCTCCGCTGTTTGCCTACATCAACGACAAGGGTATTGATCCAGTATGTGCAGTGGTGCTGACTGACCTCTGCTGTAGTGACTTCGGGCCGGCACCAGCCTATCCCGTACTGTGGGTATCCACAGAGAAAACGACCGCCCCATGGGGTCAGGTCATCAAGATCAACTAATCAACCAACCAACGACTGATAAATCAAGAGGTAATGACCATGGCTACTGTAAATATGTCCGACACATTGCGCCAGAAAGTTCGTGTGAGAATCCAAGATATATTCTCTGACCGTGAGATTATGTTGACACAGCAAATCCACGACCAGATCACACCGCAACAAGTTTATGAGACGCTGTTCCGCGACGAGTTGCACCTGCTGTCCAGCTTGTCCGATGCGTATGTCACCAAAGCAGGTGAGATCGCACTGGAAATGACCTTCCCTGACGTGTCTGGAGAGGTCAATAAAACCCTCCGGTTCAAGCCACCCCGTGGGATTTTCAGACTCCCACCACGGGTGAAGGAGGTCAAGCCCGCAGTCTACGGACTGGTCAAGCACCACCACTACTCGGACAATATCTTTCTCATCGACACCACCGATCCACGGTGGGAGTACTTCATGGCTATCGCCATGCCGGTCTTCGCTGAGATCGGCAACCTCCGGCGGGAGCATAGGGACACCCGTCAACAGGTGAATAACCTGATGGAGAAATGCAAGACCCTCCAGCAAGCACTGACTGCATACCCCATGCTGATCGAGTTGGTGCCGGAGGATGTCAAACAGAAACACTTTGAGAAGGTCGAGAAGAAACCCCGTGTCAAGGCTGAGGTCGAGACACTCAAGCTCGACATCCTGACCAGTGCGGTCGTAGCCAACAAGATCGGAGGCGGCAATGCATAACCCTGTCCCACTCAGGCAAAAGTTGCGAGGTGGTGGTGACGATCCCGTCACTGCCCTCAGACGGAAGTTCAACCCCATAGGCTCAAAGGATTGGGCTGACACAGCGGGTGGTGATGTCGTCATCAACTTCGATGGCATACCCCTACTCCGGTGTACTGACACACCGGAGGGGTACACTATCACCATGCTATGCCAGCCGGCACAGTATCTGTACGGTGCCCACTGGGCGGTCAACAAAACAATCAAGAGTATCTTTGCACTGCCGATCAACGTGCATCGTGTCCATACGATGGCGTCTGTCGGTGATCTAGGCGATGAGAATGATAAAAGTCTGCTGTACCAAGGGCTGACCGTGGACTTCACCTGCCAGACTCCGGTGCGGTGCAGTTACAAGATACGGCGCAGGGTCGACATCTGGGATGAGTCAATCGTCCCGTATGACCATGTGCTGGATCACGTCAGAACGTGTGATCGGTTGGGTTACTTCGCCGACGCTCAGGTTCCAACCAAGTTCCGTATGCATGAGGAGATGGGGGGTGACGTGGCGTACTCCCTGATACGTTCTGCTGTGGTCGACAGGGACTACAGTACGCAGTTCATGGACTTGTTGGGTCAAGCCAAGAGCAGAAACGCTCACAACTGCCCCGTCAAGGTAGCCGAGGACATGATCCACATGCACATGGGACAACTCAAGGCAGACAACTTATGCACCCACACATAAGACTAGGTGATCAAACCTTGACAGAGCAGGACGTGCGTAAACTACACTACCTGTTCGACTTGATTGATTACATGATGCAGACAGACCCACACTTCCGGTCTATGGTGATAGCCCATAAGACCAAAAACAGATTGACGAATGAGGATGTTAACGATGAATAACAGTCACCGGCCACAACTTGGCCTCCGTAAAGCCCCGATTGTCCACAGATCAGCCGTGGTCACATGCAAGTACTGCGGTAACACACAACTCCAGTGGCGTGAGACCGACGCCGGATTCAAACTCTTCAGTCTCGACGGCGACCGGCATATCTGTGAGGGTATGACCAAGCAGGCAGAGTATCGCCGTGAACGTGAGAGGGAGCGGGATACAACACCTGTAAACAAGTTGGTGAAGAAGATCGCAGAAGAAATGCAAACACAACTGGACACAAAGAACGAGGAATACTTATGGGATCGGGAAGAAGTGATGTCGATGCTGGAACGTGCCTCACTGAAGGCGTTACTCCAGATCGTGTAGCCAAGGCATGGAGAGTGGTCAACTCCTGTGAGACCGCCGGCCAAGCAGAGGTAGCGTTACGCTACCTCGCCCTCTTGGCAGAGGCGTACCCAGAGGTGGATGTCACACCACTCCAGCGGGAACTTAAAACATTATTTGATTTGAGGTAAGTGTTATGGACAAGGTGCCAAGTATGACACTGCGCGATTACTTTGCGGCGAAGGCTATGCAGGGACTGGTTGTCGCAGGGAATTTACACAGACCGACTATTGCCAGAACTGCATACGACCAAGCAGACGAAATGCTGAAGGCGACGGGGGCAGGGATGGACAAAAAAGATTACGAAGCCCTGTTAAAGGCGGCAGAACTTGCGCTTGAATCACTTGATGAATGTTCGATTAGCCCCGACGAAATTAGTTGGGGGCCAGCATACGAGTCTGCCAAAAGACGGCGGGCACAAGCTATTAACGCATTGAGAGATTCAATCGACAAGGCAAGGGGGCAGGAATGAAACAAGAATGGTACATACGTTTGCTTTGGTGGACGTGCGAGAAGCTAGGACATTTTGGGAAAGGCGGTTGGGTTTACAACGGTCACTACCACCAAAATTGCAGAGTATGCAAACGCATAATAAGCGAACCGCTGAAAGACGATGATGCAAGGAGGCAGGGATGAACGAGGAAGATTTTGACAAGGCGCATGAGGTACTTGTGGTGTACCAAGATGCAATCGTCGCACTGGGTGCGGTCATGCTCAAAGGTTTAACTGATGAACAGCGTGAGTACGTCATCGACAAATGCCATGACGAGTTTCGTTTCTGGCGGGTGTCGGATGAACTCAACAAATAAAATCAAACACTTAACTGATGGTACCCTCACGAATGAGGGTACCAAACCAAGGAACAAGCAATGGATATAGTTACGATTGACTTTGAAACGTACTACTCAAAAGAGTATTCACTCTCCAAGATGACGACAGAAGAGTACGTCAGGTCGAAAGACTTTCAGGTGATCGGTGTGGGCGTCAAGGTCAATGACCACCCCACTGACTGGTACACTGGGACAAACCCGTCGAGGTTCCTGAAGTCGCTGGACTACAGTGACAAGGCGATACTGTGTCACAACACAGTATTCGATGGGGCGATACTGGGTCTGCACTTCAACATCCACCCCAAGCTGTGGCTGGATACCCTGTCGATGGCACGACCACTCCACGCCAACACCACGGGCTGTTCACTCAAGGCACTGACCGACCACTACGGGATCGGGGTCAAGGGTACTGAGGTGCTGGATGCCCTTGGCAAACGACGTGAGGACTTCACTCCCGCCGAAATGGAGGCATATGGTAAATACTGCATCAACGATGTGGAAATGACCTACAAGTTGTTCCAGATTCTCAAGAAGCACTACAAAGTAGGGGAACTGCGGGTCATCGACCTGCTTCTCCGGTGCTACACCGAGCCGACGATTGAACTGGACGTACCCCTGCTGGAACAACACCTCCAGAACACACGGGATGCCAAGTCGTCATTGCTCAAGGCGCTGGCCAAGGACGGTGACGAGGACAAGCTCAAAGATATTCTCATGAGCAACGACAAGTTCGCCGCTCTGCTCCAAGCCCTCAAGGTAACACCTCCAACCAAGATCAGTCAGCGTACCGGCAAGGAGGCATGGGCCTTCAGCAAGACCGACCTTGAGTTCACCGCCCTGCTGGAGCATCCCAACCCCAAGGTACAGGCGGCAGTCGCCGCTCGACTGGGTACCAAGTCCACCATCGAAGAGACCCGCACAGAGAACCTGCTGGCGGTAGCAAAGCGGGGGAGACTGCCCATCCTGTTGAACTACTGGGGTGCCCACACCGGACGGCTGTCCGGCGGGGACGGGATGAATCTCCAGAACTTACCCTCCCGTGGTAATACCACGATCCGGAGGGCGCTCCGTGCCCCTGTGGGTTACGAACTGATCGCTTGCGACTCCAGCCAGATCGAAGCCCGTATCGTGGCGTGGCTGGCAGGACAGGACGATCTGGTGCAGGCGTTCCGTGAGGGGAGGGACATCTACTCCGAGTTTGCCACTGACGTGTATGGTCGTTTAATAACCAAAGCTGATAAGACGGAGCGATTTGTAGGCAAAACCTGCATACTCGGACTAGGCTACGGGATGGGTGCCGCGAAGCTACAACGTACTCTGGAACTGGGTATGGGTGGGATCAGCGTCAAGCTGGAACTGGGCGAGGCCGAGCGTATCGTCAGGCTCTACCGCCAGAAGTATCACAAGATACCGATGCTGTGGCGACAGTGTGATAACTTGTTAGCAGGTATCGTTACAGCCAGCGATGGCATGGTTGGCGATGTAGTTCCGTACAACGCCAAGGGTGTCCGGCTTCCCAACGGGATGTACTTGCAGTACCCACACCTGCGACCGTCGACCAACGGCTATGAGTACATTGCCGAGCGCAAGGAACTGGCGAAGTTCAAGCGTGGAGAACCCGCCGAGTTCGACAAGATATACGGCGGCAAGGTAACGGAGAACATAGTACAGGCACTGGCGGCACAGGTCATCAGGGAGCAGATGGTCGAGGCAGTCAACGCCAAGATGAAGATCGTACTGCAAGTACACGACGAGATCGTGGTGTCAGTACCCAAGGAATCCGGCGAGGCGATGGAGGCCAAGCTGGTTGAGATCATGTCGACCCCGCCCAAGTGGGCGGCGGGTCTTCCCGTGGCGTGTGAGGCAGGGAGGGCCGACAACTACGGGGATACCTGAGTGAAGAAGAAATGGGAGAAAGTCGTGGTTGATGTGGTCGTCGCCAC